TGGTAACTTTAGCTTGTGGATACATTGATTTAATAACTTGGTTAGGTACTAAACGTATTAACGCCAACTCTTTAGGTTGTTGATCTGCGCCATAATATCCTGGATAACAATCGTAAGGATCTCTTAGTTCCGCATGTGGATACATGATTCCTTCAGGTGATTTCTTTTGTCTAATGATCCATACACAAAAACCATAACCTGGTAACCATCGTGCAGCTTGTGGTAACTGCATTTCCATTTTAGATGAAGCGTCTAAACTTGTAACAATACGTTCTAACTTATCTGCTTTTGCTTTAGCACGTTCACTCTCTGCATAGGAGTCTACTTTTATGTCAGGCATACGTCCTAACTTCTGTGCTAAATGCTCTAGCCCTGAATTAATAAGATTAGGTATTGGTAAGTCAACATCGTAGTTTTTTGCTTCTTGACCTAGTAATGCAGAGATACCATTTGTCCCACCGTTCATAATAGAACGTACACGATCACGGTACTCGAAATGACCGCTTTGTTCGTGCATTGCTTTTAAATCGTCTGTTTTTATTAACAGCTCATCTGCGTTTAGCATTACCAAAAAACCTCGTTGTATTCACTTTGCTTATAATAACTATAGGATGGATTATAGTCAGCTTCAGCTTCAGCTAACATCATTTTTACATTGGTACGTATTCGTTTCATAGGAAACCAACTAGCCATAACTAAGTCAGTTTTAGTTCCTACGTTACGTGAGTTACTTGCACCTGCTTGTGAAAAGTAGATTAGTTGCTGTCTAAAGATATTTACTTTACGTTGTGTGTTTGCGTCAGAGTACGGTATGTTTACTTTTTCTTGTTCATACATACCTACCATACTGGTTACACCAAATGTAGGATCCCATTTATTCTTATAGGTTTGATGTCCCTCTATACGTACACCATGATTAGCTGCCCATTGTTTTATGTCTCGGTCTTGTCCGATCGCTCTTTGAAAA